AAGGTTTATATAATAAAATTTATTTTTGTGTCATATAATCTATATTTTTTTCTCCTCTAATAGTATAAAGAATATAGCGTAAATGGGTGGTGGTCTTCTTCAATTAGTTGCTTATGGTGCTCAGGATGTTTATTTAACTGGTAATCCTCAAATTACCTTTTTCAAAGTAGTTTATCGTCGTCATACTAACTTCGCTATTGAAGCCATTCAACAAACTTTTAACGGTAATGCTGGATACGGAAATACTGTTACCTGTCAAATATCCCGTAATGGTGATTTAATAAATCGCATGTATTTACAAGTTGATGTCCCTAAAAGAAAATCGGGTGCCACTACCGATGGAAGTACCTATCAAAATTATCTGGGTCTGCGTTTAATTAAGTCGGTCGTAATAGAAATTGGTGGTCAACAAATAGATAAGCATTATTCTGATTGGCTTTACATTTGGAATGAATTATCTCTTCCTATAGGCAAACGTTATGCATATGATACTATGGTTGGTGCTGATAAAGATATATTAAATTACAGTACCGATAGCACTACTTTATATATTCCTTTTGAATTCTGGTTTTGCCGCAATGTAGGTCTCGCTCTACCTTTAATCGCACTCCAATATCACGAAGTAAAAGTTAAAATAGATTTTGAAACTAAAGAGAAATGTGTATCTCATATTGCCGATTTTGACGAAGTTAAAAATATATCTTTATGGGCAGATTATATATTCTTGGATACTGATGAACGCCGAAGATTCGCTCAATTATCTCACGAATACTTAATTGAACAATTACAATTTACTGGTTCTGAAACTCTTGTAGCCGGCACTAACCGCATCAAACTAAATTTCAACCATCCTTGTAAAGAATTAATATGGGTAGCAAAACCTGTTCGCACTACCAATAATACCAGATGGTACGATTATAACTATGCCGATGAAGCGGATACCTCAACTGCTTCATCTTTAGCAGTAGACGGTTCTTCTAAATTCGGCGGTCAATATACTTCTAACTATTTAGTTATTTCAGATGTTAATCCTCCTCTATATAAAAATCCTTTCAAAAATGCTATACTTCAATTAAATGGCAATGACCGTTTTGCCGTAAGAGAAGGTGATTATTTCAATCACGTTCAACCTTTCCAACATCACACTAACGCCCCCATATTTAATTCTATCAATGTATATTCATTCGCACTAAAACCCGAAGATCATCAACCGAGTGGCACTCTAAATATGTCCCGCATTGATACCGCAACTTTGATGGTCACTACTGTACCAGAAGCCAACAGTTTGAAATACGAAGGTATTAATATATATGCTGTGAATTACAATGTTCTACGTATATTATCTGGAATGGGTGGCCTTGCTTATTCCAATTAAAAAAATAATAATTATAATAATTTGTGTTATATATTTCCCTTTTTTTTTTCTCCTCTAATAGTATAAAGAATATAGCGTAAATGGGTGGTGGTCTTCTTCAATTAGTTGCTTATGGTGCTCAGGATGTTTATTTAACTGGTAATCCTCAAATTACCTTTTTCAAAGTAGTTTATCGTCGTCATACTAACTTCGCTATTGAAGCCATTCAACAAACTTTTAACGGAACTCCCAATTTTGGCAATCGCGTAACTTGCCAAATATCAAGAAATGGCGATTTAATACATCGTGTATATTTAGCGGTTGTTAATTATTCATCTGGAATTAATGTATGTCCTTATTTTGGTCTTCGTTTAATAAATTATGTAGAAATTGAAATAGGTGGTCAAAAAATAGATAAACATTATTCTCATTGGATGTATGTATGGAATGAACTTTCTTTACCCGTTTCAAAGAAAGATGCCTACAAAAAAATGGTTGGTGCCAATGATAAACTAAAGTCTTTAACTAATGCTAATCTATATATCCCTTTGGAGTTCTGGTTCTGCCGTAATGTTGGTCTTGCTCTCCCTTTAATCGCCTTACAATATCATGAAGTAAAAATAAACATTTTATTTGAAACTAAAGATAATTGCCTCGGTAATACAGGTGAACTTCTCGATTTAACTTCAACTACTTTGTGGGTTGATTACATATTCTTAGATACCGATGAACGCCGAAGATTCGCTCAATTATCCCACGAATATTTAATAGAACAATTACAATTTACTGGAACTGAAAGTATTAATGATTCTGCTACTAGCATAAAACCTAAACTTTCTTTCAATCACCCCTGCAAAGAATTAGTATGGTTCTGTGCTTCAAGCCACTCAGCCACTAAAGCAACTATTAATAATAACTGGGTTAACTATTCAACAGGTACTAATGGATATGCCGCAGGTAATTCGGAATTATTCAAAGAGACAAGTGCAATAACTTCTACCAATCCTATAAAAACTGCTAAACTCGTATTAAATGGAAATGACCGTTTCTCCGCAAGACCTGGCTCTTATTTTAATTTAATACAACCGTTTCAGCACCACGAAAATATACCTTCAAATTCGGGTATTAACGTTTATTCATTCGCTCTAAAACCTGAAGAACATCAACCAAGTGGCACTCTTAACATGTCTCGTATTGATACCGCTGTTCTCAATTTAGATGTTACCTCGAGTATGACTGGCTCGAAAAATCTTCATGTATATGCTGTAAATTACAACGTTCTTCGCATACTTTCGGGTATGGGCGGCCTTGCTTATTCAAATTAAATTATATTATTTATATATGTTGTTAAATTGCTATAATGTTTCTTTTTTTTTTCTCCTCTAATAGTATAAAGAATATAGCGTAAATGGGTGGTGGTCTTCTTCAATTAGTTGCTTATGGTGCTCAGGATGTTTATTTAACTGGTAATCCTCAAATTACCTTTTTCAAAGTAGTTTATCGTCGTCATACTAACTTCGCTATTGAAGCAATTCAACAAACAGCATCGGGAAGTAATTCTCTCGGTTCTCGTGCCACTTATCAAATAACTCGCAATGGTGATTTAATACATAGAGTATATTTTTACGGAAAATTAAAAAATACCTCTACTGATAAGCATTTAGCGTTAGTTCCTAATGTTGGGCAAAAATTATTAAAAACCGTTGAATTAGAAATCGGCGGACAACGTATAGATAAGCATTATTCAGAATGGCTTTACATATGGAATGAACTTTCCTTACCATATGGCAAACGCGAAGGATATTATAAAATGATTGGTGCAAATAAAGAAAATTGCTGTTCTGAATTAGCAGAAGCAACTTCTTACGAATTATATGTTCCTCTAGAATTTTGGTTCTGCCGCAATGTAGGTCTCGCGCTTCCCTTAATCGCCTTACAATATCACGAAGTAAAAATAAATATTGAATATGAATCTGCTGATAACTTATGTGACTCTAATGCTTCTAACTATTGTGTAGAACAAGATAAACCCGATGGCGTACCTAATAATAATACTATTTTCTCTACTACCAAATCAGTATTAACTTTAGATGAACCAACATTATGGGTTGATTATATATTCTTAGATACTGATGAACGCAGAAGATTCGCCCAATTATCACACGAATATTTAATAGAACAATTACAATTTACCGGAACCGACACTATAACCACTTCGGGAAATAATTCTGATTCCATGAAAAGTCTAAGAATGAATTTCAATCATCCTTGTAAAGAACTTGTATGGACTATTAAAAAATCAGACGAATCGTCTGTATATTGGAATAACTTTTCAACATCTGTAAGAGATGCTAATGCTGGAACTGGCACAGGTAATACTTATAATAACTATGTAACCTCGACTAATCCCGTAATGCAAGCAAAAATAATGCTTAACGGAAATGATCGTTTTGCTACAAGACAAGGCGAATATTTCTCATTAGTCCAACCCTATCAACATCACGAAAACACTCCCGATATGTACCACAAGGGCATCAACGTATATTCATTCGCTCTTAAACCCGAAGAACATCAACCAAGTGGCACTCTCAATATGTCTCGTATTGATACCGCGGTTCTATCGTTGTCATCTAAAATTACTGGAACTATATTTATATTTGCGGTAAATTACAATGTCTTGAGAATATTATCTGGTATGGGCGGTCTTGCTTATTCCAATTAAATATGATATCTATGATATCTATGATATCTATGATATCTGCGATACCCACAATACAATATTTTCGTTTTTTAATTTATAATTATTATCAATAGATAATATTATATTATATAAAACTTTTGATATTTGTATTGATGTCTTATGGATATCGTTATTTGACCAATTATTTTTATTTTTTTCATTAAAATAATATGAAATAATATCTTCTAAATAAGGCAAAAATCCTTTATTCATTGAATTGGTATATTTATACGCATTTATTTTATATCTCATATACAAAAATTCTTTATCTGTAAGAATTTTGTAGTTTTTAAAACTTTTCTTAACCTTATTTAGTATTTTCTTATAATCATTATTAATCTCATAACTAACTTTTTTAATTAAATAAGATTTTTACATATCACAATTATACTTATTTCTTTTATCTTCGACTATACTTTTTAAATTTGTCTCTTTTTAACAAAGATATTAGACGACTTATTTATTTCACTCAACTTGTTGAGTTCATAATAGCCTTGCAAATACCTAACAATTTGCGGGTAGCATATTAAAGTTTAATATATTTTATAAAACTAAAAAAAATAAATCTATTTTTATATTATAAATAATAAATTATCATATAACTTAATCGTCGCTGATAATAATATCATTTAGATAAGGTTCGAGAATTTCATTAACAA